TGAAAGAGGATTTTCTTTTGGGTATACTAAACCCTTTGATGGTAATTCTACTTCTTCTGAAGGGAATTTAAATTCTGCCATAATCTTTTATTTGTTGATAACTTATTTTATTTGTAATAAATACCAATATAAAAAAGGAGCTTGACATAGCCAAGCTCCTCTCTAGAAATATTAATTTTTTTATTAGAAATTTAATACACAGTAATCTGGTTGTACTGTTAATGAAATTTCTTTTGCTTCATTTTCAGTATCCCAATTATAATCACCAAATGTTGCTTCTGTAATTAATGCACCTTTGATTACCCATTCTGAAACTATATCTCCTACAGGTCCTAAAATATTTACTGTAAGATCTTTTTTATAAAAATCAGAATAACCATCTCTACCTGTTACAGATTCGTGATGTAGTCTTACCCACTCCATTACTGCTTGAGCTCCTGATGGTGTAATCGGATCAAATAATGTCATTGATATTGGTCCCCAAGTGGTTTTACCTTTAACAAATCTTTGAACATTAATGTGGTTTAAAGCTACTGTACCTTGGGCTACATTTACTGCTGCAACTCCTTTAATAATGAAGCTTGGTATACCATCCATATAAAGGATGAATCGGTTCGCTTGTTTGGGTTCAAACGCGGTGAAAAATATTTCGTTGGGATCTAATACTGCCATTTTTTATTGTTTATTTTCAATTATAAATATCTAATTCTTTGGTTTTTATGATGGGAAAGTAGCCCCTGTTGGTAAAACATTAAAATCTAAGTAAATAAATTCTGCTGTTTTAGTTGGTTGTAAATAAATTTGACCTACTAATTGATTTCTATCGATAGTATCTGGTGTATTATTACTCTCATCCATTACTACTTGGTAAGCAAATAAACCTTGTCTTTGTTGTACACTTGCTAAGTATGGGTTAACTTGACTTAAGAAGTTATTTCTTGTAGCTATAGTGTTTTGCTCAAATACTAAGTTGTCTGCAATTTGTGAAATAAATCCTTTAAGAGCAATTAACAACCTTCTAACATTTACCCTATCTAAAGCACTTGCTTTTTTCTGAAGTGTTTTCTGACCAAATACTACTACACCTGTGTTAGGGAAGGTAGCAATTGGATTAACATTACCTGTATATAATGTATCTCTATTTCCATTAGTTAATTTTCTTTCTGCTCTAATCACTGTACTTAACCCACCTCTATTTAAACCTGCAGGTGCAAACCATGCTGCACTAGAAGCATCAGTAAAGGCATAAACAGCTGGAATAAGTGTTGATGCTGGAACCCAACATTGGTTTCCTAAATCAGGGCAAATTGTTTGAACCCAAGGCCAATAAGTAGCCGCATATGAAGAATCAATTCCACTTGCTTCTGTTGTTACATCACCAATATTTTTAGAATAAGCTACCATATCAACTACTGCAATAGCATCTCCTCTTTCTTGACAATTATCAATTACTGTTGTTACTGTTGAAGAATAATCATCTTTATAGATACCTGGAACAGATAAAACATTATATTGAAATTCATCTACATTTGCTAATAAATTAAGTGCTGTGGTATAATTAGCAGCTACAACTCCTTGAGTATTTGCAGCAGTTCCTGTACCACCATTAATAGTATTATAAAAATTAGCTTCTATTCCATCAAATGGTGTTCCCGTTGCTCCTCCAAATGAACCTGAACCCACTACTGGGACAGAAGATGTAAGTGCTGTTTTTGCAGTTCCATTATTATCAAAATAATTTAATGTAGGTGTATCTACAGATGATACTCTTACTAATTGGCTTCTGTTTGGATAAGATCCAGTTATTTGAAGATAATAAGTAGAACCATCACTCTGTACTGTTTGGGTTTGATCTCCAATTACTTTTGATACAAAATTATCTGAATTTGGATCCATAGAAACATCAGTATATTGTTCTAATACTGTTTTTCTAGTAATAGTATCATCTCCTCTTCTAATAAGAAGACTAAAAGTACCTGATCCTGAATTTACTCCTGTAACTTCCCATCTTAAATTATTTTTAGTACCATTTGATAAGGTGTTATTAACACCTTCAGATCCAGTACTATTTGTTATTGTTCCTACATCTAATGTTTCTAATTTAAATGCTGATACAGAATCACCATTTACAATTCCATCTGTTCCACCACTTTCGGCGCTTGCTCCAGTAAATGAACCACTTGCAACTCTAGTCACTAGAAGTGAATCTCCTCCTTGTTGGAAGAAATTATAAGCAGCTAATGAAGTGAAGTAAGTATATTCAAGACTTCCACTTTCTACAATAGCTCCAAATTTATTTTTATAGTCACTATATGAAGTAACTATTGTTGGAATGTTTACTGGGCCTTTTACTGTAGGGCCTGCTATAGCTGCACCCGCTGGTATAGGGGTTGATGCTATAAATGATTGGTCGTTTTCTCTAGCTAATACACCGGGAGATAATAATACTTCTGCCATTGGTTACAAATTAATTTTGTTTATAAATATTATAAAAATTGTTAAAAATACATTTAATGTTTTATAAACTCACCATTTTCTAAATTTACCGTTCCTACACCGTATTTTTCTTCAAGTGTTTTAGATAATTCAAATTGTTGAGTTTCTAAAGATTTAATATTATCTTTAATATTTTTTCTTTGTTGGTCTAGTAATTCTTTTTGGTACTCAATTTGACCTAATTGAATTACAAAGTTTTGTTGTTGTTGTTGAAACGAAGATAATGTATTTAATTCTTCTTCTGATAAAACTATTTTTTCCATGTTATTTACTTTTTTATAGTTATAAATATTATATTTTTATTGAAAGATACATTTATTTTGTAGGAGAATCAAATAAATTTGAAACAGTTTCCATAGGAAAAATTACTTTTGATTTAGAGTTTAGTTTTTTAATAGCTTTTATATCCTTTTGTATAACATCAGGTACTATATACCCATACATTTTTATATCAAATGTACCTCTTACTAATCTTTCTTGGCTTTGTTGTAATTCTGTAACTGTAGTAAAATTATCTATTCGAGCCCTAAATTTAAATCTTTCGGGATTACCCCAGTATGAATCAGAAGCATAGTTTATTGCCTCAATAACTTTATTTAATTGTTCTACATAGTATGTTTGTATTATACAACTATAAGTTAAATTAACATAATCTGGTACTACATTAGCTATAAATTGTTTTGTAGGAATTCTATTATTTAATAATTTAAAATTACTATAAATTTCTTTTTGATTATATGCTTTTTGCCAAAAGGTATATAAATTAGGTTCGTTTGCATCTAATTTTCTTGATAATGCTCTATTTTTTTCTAAAGAATTTCTTTTAAACATTATTATGGGATTCATTATAGCACCTTTTTTATCTCTATAATAAGCATCTTTTTGGATTGATTTCCATCTTTCGGGAGATCCATATATTATAGGAACTGCTATTCTTTCTCCATTTTGTATTACTGTAGGTTTAATAACATTCTGAAAATAATACATTATAGATTCATCTATATCTTGTATCCCAATTGAAAAAGGTTTAACCGTATCCCCTTTAAAGGACATCTTAGTAGACCTATTAAAATCTATATTTGCTTCATTTATTGGTGGTGTTTGGGGTCCTGGAGTAGCATTATTAGGATTACCCATATGAATATCCTGAGCATTTTGTAAGTCCTCAGATATTTTTCTTTGTGTTTTAGGAACGGGTTTTTTATATTTTTTATCCATTTATTCTTGCTTTTTCTAGTTGAACTTTATCCGCTGGTTGATAATGTGTTTTACATATAATAGATAAATCACTACCAAAATTTTCTAATCCTGGGTTAATGGGATTTTCATCATAATTATAATCTGGATCTTTACCTACAAAATATTGATTACTTATTATATCATCTACTTCATAATAGCCTCCATAGTAAAATATTATATCTCCTACTTCAGGTACTAAATCAGCTCCAAAATAATCTCCTTGATCAAAATTTTCATTAAAGTCTAAATTTCTTTCTAGTAAATCATCCCTCAAAAATTTAAAATCGACATTTCTATAATACTGTACACCAAATTCATCATCTGGGTATTCTTGGGGTTGTCTTTCAATTAAACAGCTTAATATAACTCCAGTATAATAATATTTTGCCCCTGAAGATTCACCATATAAGTTTACTTTTGTTTCATCTAATTTAAATTTATAATAAACACATTCTTGAGAAACAATATTACCTATTAATTCTCTATTTACATGTCTAAATAAACTTATATCTCTTGCTGCTCCGTATAAAGCCATATTATCCTATAAAAATTGTGTAAGGAACTTTATTTAATTCCTTTTGTAAAAAATCATTTTCGTTTGCTTTTCTTTCTAATAAACTACTTCTTGATGTTTCATCAAAATATGTTCTTAATCTTTCTATTAAAGCATTTTTGTCTGCTGTTGCAGATGATAACAAATCAGCTTGATTTAATGTTACATCTGAATCTGGGATTGGTATAGTAGAATATTTACCCCTAATATATCCTAACATTTCTTTAGCTATAGATAAAGTATATTCAAATATCCATTGTCTACCTATAGAATTAATTTGTGTATAAGTTGGGTTTTGGAAAGGTACATTACCTACATCAGTTATTACATTAGTACCATCTTTGTAAGGATTATTTCTTTCCGATTTTTTTATGTATTGAAAATAAAGTTTTGTAACGCTACCGTTAGGGATTGGAAAAATTTTTAATTGATTATTTACTAATTCAAAAGAATAATTTGATTTTCTTATCTGGTCATTAAATTCTATTGCTTGAATGGTTTGTAAATCATAGTTAATTGGCATCATTAAGAAATTAATTGCAGGTGAATAGCTACCCCAACCAAATGAGTCCATTAAATCAATCATTCCCGTACCTGTACCAGCATATGGATCAAAATATCTTGTTATTGCTGGTGGTGCTTCATAAAATATTTTTTTTAATTCTATTGAGTCACTTGAACTAATGCTAGCACTTGCTTGTGCCCAAGCATTCATATCATAATCTTGTTTACCGCTTGTTAAATTTATTGAACCCGAATACCATGTTACGTCACCACCTACTCCTGCTTCTACTCCATATTGTTCTGAGATCCTAACAACTCCAGCTAGATTTGGTGATATTAATTGATTATTAGGAACTGTTAATGAAGATGCTCCTTCTAAAGACAAATAATTTTCTCTTACTTTATAAGCATATAATTCATTTCCATATGTTGTAATTGCTTCTTCAAAAGCCGTATAAAAAGATCCTGATTGTAATTCAACATCTGCTAAAGGATAACCTAAACGTCTTGCACAAAAGTCTGATACCTTATCTGAGTCTGTTTTAAAATCTAAATCATTATCATAAAAACCAAAGGGTGTTTGGCCTACTGCAAATGTTGATGTACCTGTCCAAATTGGAATGTTCATAATATTTTAAATTAAGTTGTTGCTATAAAATATTCTACTTTAGCAGAACTTCCTGAGGGTTCTACAAATACCGAGTTTATATCATTATAAGTAAAAGTATTAGTTAAACTGCCTGTTATGTCACTTGTTGATAACATAAATGTACCTCCAGCATCTATTTTAAAATTCATAAGTTCTGAAGATGAAGATACTTTTAAATTTATTGGTGTTGTTGTTGAATAATTTGATATTCTACCATATTTAAAACTTCCTGAGGTAAATGTACCTGCTCCTGGGGTGTTACTATATTGGAATATTGTAGTTTCACTTCCTGAGGGTACTGTAACTATTCTATTATCGTAATTTTCTATATTAGGAATAGTTAAAACATAATCAGTACCTCTTTCAGTACCATTAAGTAATACTCGTTCTTTTAATAAAAGGGTAAAATCAGCCATAGCATTTTGTCATAAATATTAGAAAAATAAGGTAAGATAAAAAAAGACCTGACTAAAAAGCCAGGTCTTAATTTTATGAATTTACTTTAAAAGTAATTATTAAATCAAATCAGTGTTTGATACAAATACTCTACCGTAAAATTCTGGTCTGATCATCTTCTTAGCATATCTCGTTAATAGACCTTTTCTTGGTGTGAAAGTGTCTGGATCATATACTAATGGAGTCATAATCAATGGAATGTAAGGAGCAAATACAGCACCAGTTTCTAAGAATTGGTTACCTCTATATCCCATTAAAATAACATTTTCAGTCATGTAAGGGTTTTTATAGACATCGTATCTACTATTCATTTGTCCCATTTTCTGGATACCAAATGCAAATTTTCCTTTTGTAGCATCACCATCAGCATTTGAAGCAAATCCTGGGATTGATTCAATGATAGTAGCAACAGTTGGAGAAATAACTACAAAATTAGCACCACCTCTAAGAGTTTTCTGGTGAATTTTATTAGATACTTTTTGCATTTTAGTTCCTAAAGTTTGGAACCATTGTCCTTGTGTATTATAGAATCCTAGGTCTGTATATCCATCTTTATCTGAATTTAAGCCTTGGTTGTTTTTAGCATTCCAATACTCATCAGCAGCTGATGCATCTTGAATTAACATATCTAGAATTTCTAAATCAATTTCTAATGAAATATATTCACTCATGATTGAAGTAAGCTCAGCTTCAGCATCTAGTGCTTGGTAAGCATTCAAATCTTGTGCAAATTCTGGAGTCCATTGTGCTTTTAACTTTCTAGTTTTAGCAACAATTGCTTCAGATTTCATTTTGATATCAATTTGTGGGATAGCTAATGCATCCGCAGAAGTTGACTCTGCATTTGGTCTACCAGCACCATTAGCATCTTCAAAATCACCTCTGTGATTATCTGATGGTTGTTGGTTATACAATACAAGGTTATCTCCTCCATTCAATGGTAAGTCTGTACCATTAACTGAACCTGTAAAGATAAAGTTAATAGTTGTACCACTAACTGCAGTGTATTCTGGGAGTAATAAAGCTGTTGAAGCTTTACTAACAGCTGAACCTGAAGATACAACAAATGCTCTAGCACCCTTATAATCAGGTCTTGATAAACTACCACCTGCAATTGCAACTTTGGTAAATTTACCAGCAGCAACTGAAGCAGATAATTCAGCTTTATAGTCTACATCAGACCAAGAAGCTGTTGTACATGTTGTTGAAAGAGAAGCTGAAAATTGATTTACTGAATAAGCAAATCTACCAGCACCATAAAGACCATTTGCTGGGTCTGCACCTGCACCTGGGTTTGTATCGCCGTACATTGAAGCGCTAGCTGCATATACATCTCCGGCAGGTCCGAAATTTAATTCTTTTCCTTGTCCGTATTGGAAATCTAGGAAAAATACTAGACCAGAAGGTAAGTTCATTGGCTGAACTGAAACGAATTCTTTAGAAGCAATTTGTCCGAATACTTTTCTTACCAATGGTAAAGCAACACCTGCCCACTGTGCACCTTGGCCTACAGTAAATGTAGCACCACCTTGGTTAGTAGCAGATTGCTCAACAACTAATTGCTTAGCTTGGTTTTCAAGTATCATAGACATATTATTCTTATGAACTTCGCTGTCGAATCCTTCTAATAGTCCTGTTTTTTCCCACTTGCCTGCTAATCTAGCAGCATCACTCTGAACATTTTTCCAATTGTTCGCAGAGCTTTCTAAAAGTGAATTTAATTGTGACATTTTAGTTTTTGTTTTTTATTATTAATTTATTTTAAACCTGCCAATTTTTGAAACCTTGCCACCATTGGGTCAGTTTTAATAATTGGGTTTTTAGTTTTAAAGTTTCCGGTTGGTCTTGATGCAGCACCTAAAGATTCTTTAATTGGGGATTTTTTAGTCTTTAAACCTTCGTTTAAAGTTTCAAATACCAATTTAGTTTCTTTAACTGTACCTGCTTTATCAAAAGCACCTAATACTTTGACTTTTTGACTCTCTGTCAAATTTTTACCTTTGAAGATTTTGTTTGTGTAAAGTAATTTTGCATTAAGCAAGTTTACTTCAGTTAAACTAGATTTAAGAGTATTAATAGTAGCATACGCTTCTTTTAATTCTTTTTCTTTTTCTTCTTCTAAACCTAAGAATCCTTTACCAGGTCTTGTAGCGGCTTTTTTACCAGATGAAGCATATTTTTTATTTTTTTCAAAATCCTCAGACCAATTTTTAATTGCGTCTAATGCTTTTGAACCTAAAGCTTTAAGGTCTACACCTGCTTGAGCTAAAGATTTCATTAAATCACCTCCAACTGATTTTTCACCAGTATCGTATGGGTTACCTTTTGAATATGTTCCACTTCCTGGAGTGCCAACTGCGGCCTCATCCATGTCTTCTTTTGATTCAGAAATTTCTACTTCTTCATCAGTTTCAACTTCAACGTCTACTTTATCTTCAACGTCTTCGTCTTCTTCGAAATTATCACCTGCTTCTAGCTCACCTGAGCTTACCATATCTGCAATTACGTCTTCGATAAAGTCTTTAAGGTCGTCGTCAGTCATGTCTTCAAGATCAATTTCTTCATCTTTGTCTTCCATGTCTTCTTTTTCATCTTCCATACCATCTTCATAGCCTTCTTCCTCGGCATCTGTTCTGGCATCTTCGTCGATGTCCTCTTTTTCTTCGTCTAATTCGATTTCTGCTAAAATTTCGTCTAAGTTGATTTCATCTACATTTTCAGATTCTCTCATGTCCTCTGTTTCTTTTTCGATTTTATCATCTTTACGATCGTCACCTTCAGCTTTTTCTTTCTTAGTCATCTCATCGATGTCTTCTTTCTCTTCATCTAATTCCATTTCTTCTAACTTTGCAGATAGCATAGATTTAAGTTGAGGAGTGAAAGCTTCTTCCAGTGCTGCTTTAGCATTTGCGATAGCGGTTTCTTTGACGGCTTTAGCGTCAGCGATAGCTTCTTTGAGAATGTCTCTCTTTGCCATTATCCTAAAATTTAATTGTTTGGGAAATACGTTTATTATGAAACGTAATAGATTTATTTATTGTCTAATACTATATAGAGATAGTATATTTTACGATTATACGTATGTAAGAAATATTAAAGGTTAATGTTATTAATAAAAATTTATTTTAAAAAACTTATTGTGTATATTGTTAATGTACCTAATATAGAACCTAAAAATGCAGCTTTACTATGTTTTCCCTTTTTTACTTGGTAAAATCCTACTCGTGTATATGGGTTAGTTATGTCTTTCATTCCTATGTTTGTTCTTATAGTTAATGCACTTACAAATACTACATTCATAAAAAGTCCACCTATTGTTGGGTTTCGGGTAAGATTTCTTGTATTATATAATGTATATCCAAATCCTAACCCATATCCTATAACTGCTATAGGAAAAGATTTTACTTTTTTATAAGCTAATGTTCGGCCTTCCATATATAATTCCATTTCTGGAATAGTATATACATTTCCTATTATTGGTTGGGGTTTGTATCTTATAATTCTAATACCCTTTTTTGTATATGAATATACATCTTGTTTGTATATTGAATATGTTGTAGGGATATTTATACGTGCATTTGTACTTTCTAATGTTAAGTTAACTTTATTTTCATAAAGAATTTTACCATATAAAGGAGGTTTATCGTATCTAATAATTATATCTTGGGATTTAAGTGTATTAGTAAATAATACTAATAGAAATAATAATTTTTTCAAGTTTAGCTTTCATTTAAATTGTGGATAAAAACTAATTAAAAAAACCTATTCGCAGATACATATGTGGGGTAAATTCAACAATAAGTAATTTTTAAAATAGGGGGCAATTACCATTTGCACATAGTATTTCTGTTACTATGCTGTTTGCTTTTGTGTAAGGGTTTGTTTGGATTTCTTTTCCTTCTCTTAATGGTGACATATATGAACCTGGATTAGATGGTGTTGAAACAAAATCCCAACATAATAGTTCAAAATCATCTTGTACTTCCATCACACCATTACTTTCTTCTAACGAACCCATCCCTCGTGATGATACGCCTACGGTAATACCACTTTCAATTAATGCTTTTAATATATTTCCAGATGGTGTAGGTAATATTTCTATTTTACCCATTACATTATCTCCATCCCAATACATATCTTTTATATTGTGTGAAACATTTTTTAAATTAATTACCTGAGATTCTGGGTGGTCTAATTCACCTGTTGCTCTGTTTTCTCTAATTAATTCTTGGTACTTATCTATTTCTCTATCCCATAATTCTTTAGAATAGTATCTACCATTACCATTTTTTATTTCAGCTGTAGCTAGTATACCTTCTACTAAGGGTAATCCTCTATCAGATTTGCCTTCGGTTAGTGAAATTGGGTTTGTTTTAAATGTTTGTGTTTCAATAAGTACTTGTTTCATATTATCCCATTTTAAGTCCTAAATGCTGTTCTATAAAACTCATTATTTCATCTATTTCCATTCCTGCCTCATATGCTGCTTCAGCTGCGTCTGCTAAAGCTTCTATATGTATTGGAGCATTATCTTCAAATAATTCAGTATCACCTATTTCTTTAGCTGCTGCTGCTGCTCTTTCCATTTCATCTGCTGTTGTTTTAGCATCATCAACATCACCATCAGCTTCATTTAAACCAAAATAATCCATATAATTCATAGGTGAAAATCCACCTCCTGTTACTATACCACCTGCTATTGAAATTGAATGTTCTTTAAGTTTACCATAACCACTTGATTTATGTGGTCCTTTAGGTTCTTTAGGTTCGCCTAAAGCAACACTATCATCTGTGTATCCTATTTCTTCTCCAAATTGGCCATTTTTAGTATAATATATAGGATCTTTAGCTAAGTTTTTATAAACAATCTCTAGTAATTCTTGATCCGTTTTTCCTTCGTTTTTTGGTTCTTTTAATTCACAATAATAACCCATTTGAACTTGACCAAAGATCATATTATTAGGATCTTTTTTATCTTTATAATCATAATTCTTTTCAGCATCTTCTTCTACTTCTTTAGATACTTTTTTTTCTTCAGCTTTTGCTTCTGCTTCAGCTAAGAATTTTTCAAATGCATTTTCGTATGATTCTTTTTTTCTACCTCCAAATGGATTACCTATCATAGGAGTGCCAACAAAATTCTCGGAGATTATGTTTTTTTGTTTTAAAATAGTTGATGCCTCTTTAAAAGTTGAGTTAGATTTAATCAAATTAGGAAATTTCTTTTTTGCTTCTTTAAGGAAAACACCCTTATTTCCTTTATCTTCTTTAATTAATCTGTATTGTTCGGTTAGCGTTTTCATTTGTCTTGTACTTGTTTTAATTTCAATTCTACTTCGTCTAATATTTCTAGTATGTAATCTGTTGGGACTACTATTGCATATGAACCAGGATTTTCATTATAAAATTCTGCTGTTTCGTTTTTAGCATTTGATAACATTGGTAAAATGTTATTTATTCTATCTTCTATTTCTCCAAATACATTAATTCTTTTTTGTTGAAAATTGCTGTATTCAAATAATTGTTTTACTATTGTACCTGCTCCTTTGATTTTTTTAGGTACTAATTTATATCCATATTGGCTAGTATAGACGTCTTTTTTATTTTTACCAAATGCATTCGGTGTTAAATATCCTATACCTTCACCTTCTTCAACTTCTTCTTCATTTACTTCTTTACCCTTAGATAAATCCTTTGTTTTATCTACTAATATATTTGATTTAATTAGAAATTTAACTATTTTTTTTAGTTTTACATTATCTGTTCTATTAGCTAAGTCTTCTAAATAATCTAAGTCACCTTGATCTAAACCATGACCCTCATTAATAGATTCTTTTAATCTTAATACCCTTTTATATTCTTCAGGATATACTTTTCTAACATGAGACCTAAAATCGTTAAATAATCTTGCTAAATCTATTGCAAATTTATCTATTCTAGGATCTGTTTTAGTTTTTTCGGCACTTTTATCTAAATAATCTATAAAATCTTTTGCCTTTTTAAGTGCTTTATATGTTGAAGTAAAATCAGCTACATCTGCTACATCCCATTCTATTGCTCCAGTTTCAGGATCAATATCTGTTACTGTAGATTTTTTACCACCTCTAATTTCAGTGTCACCTACTTCTATTTCTTTTAATTTAAACCTATACATTTGTAAGTTCTTCTATTAAATCATAATATTGTAACAAGTTGGTTAAATCATCATCCTTAACCTTAGATGTTTTGCTTAGTGTAGGTAATATTTTAACTACTTCTTCTATTTTAATTTTAGTAACTTTATCAGTTACTTTAGTATTTAAATCTATTAAAGATTCTTTAATTTCATTTACTTTAACATTATGAAATTCTCTTAATCTAGGAGTGTTGTCTATAGATGTAATAAGTTCTTTAAGTATTTCTTTTTGTGGTTCTAATAACGTATCATATTTGTTATTAAATTTTTCAAGTAGTACTCGGTATGTAAGTGTTCTTAAATCTTTATCGTATTTTTGAAATTCATCTATAACTGTTTCCCTAGATTCTTTTACTACTTCTTTTGTAGATAAATGTTCTAAGATAGTAAGTTTATTATTAATTTCTAATTTAGGATTAGAAAATTCTTTACTTGCCTTCATTTCAGATAGCATGTAAAAAGCAGCTTGAATTTTATAATGTGGAAGTTTATGTCTAAAAAATTTAGTTAAATCATATGACTTTTTAATTTCACTGATTAGGTTATATTTTTGTCTTTTTAAAGCACTCCTATTCAAGTTTAGTGAGTTTTCTAATAGTGAAGTTAAGACTAAATTAGCTTTAGCTTCGGTTAAATTAGAATTTTTAGATAATTGTTCATATAACTTATATTCCTTCCCTAGTTCGGTTTTAACAAAATATTCTTTTAATATTTTTCTAGCTGGTGAGTCAATACCATCTAATGTATCAGCCGTTATTTGTCGTACTAATAATTCAAAAAGAATGCCAGAATTTTTGTACTTTGAATGTTTTATGTTCATCCCTTGCAGTTTGGTTTTGTTATAAATATATAAAAATATTTTATTATTTCAATTGGTTTTCATCAAGTAGCCCGTTTCCACTTTTTTCTTCTTCAAAAACTAACTTTTTGCCTGTTCTTTTTGGACCTGGTGCTTTTTTAAGCATGTTCTTTTGCTCCATTGCTAATGGAGAACCACCTTTAAATTTAGGTCTTAATCTACTAGATTCATTATCGTCATTCTTCATACCTTTTCTACCTAATGGGTCTTTTCCAAATGCATTTTCTTGTTTACCTCGATCGGTATTGGATTCTTTTGGTCTACCTAATGGATTTTTTTCATCATACCCATCAGGCACATTACCTGGGTCTGATTGAGTTCTTCCTACCCCATATAATGAAGCTA